TTTACAATTTAATCCATTCTGAAGGATATAATCTGATATAGCATCCTCTAATTCGCGTTGCCAAATTTTTAGATATTTAAAGTCGATTGTATTAGAGTCGATGATAAAAATCGTTTTCATTATTTAAATATTCTCCGGTTTAAATTTTCTTGCCACGTAATAAATTGTAAATTTGATATAGATGATGCATCTTCTACAGATATAGATTCTTTCCAACACTGTAAAATAGACTTAATATGATCAATTTGATATTTACCCAATTCGCCTGTTTTACCTCTAATAGTTTCGTCATATCCAAATATATTATACCGATTCCTTTCAGTTAATACTCTAACTCTTTCAGAATATTTTTTAAATTCATTACCTATATTATGATATTTAAGATTTCCATAATTAGGATTGAACACTCCTTTGGTATTACGATCTTTTAAAGACTCTTTAATTGCATTTCGATCCTTTATGCTTCTTGGTATTCCTTTATTCCATGGCCCATTAATTTTAGAAGGATTATTAGATTTCCATCGTTCAGACTGTTTATCTCTATTAGTTTGAATTGACCATCGTCTATTATTAACATCTGTGGCTATACAACTGCGACAAAGTTTTTTATGTTTAATAGACTGCTTGCTAGTATAATCTGCACGAGCTTGAGATATGCTAGATAATTGCTGTATTTCTTGATTACATTTTGGGCATTGCCTGTATGATATAAACATAATATTATTTATATATAAATATCATCATGACCGTGAAGTATATCAAACTATTTCAACAGCTGCACCATTTTCATCATCTTCCCATACTTCCACACGCTTTGCTGAAAAATAATTTAAAATTTCAGTAGCTAGCATTTCGCAAGATCTAGCGCCAAATTCGTGTGTTCTAGTACCATAATCATAATATGTTTCTAAAAGATAATCTAATATATCTCTCTTAAGCATTAAAAATTCTATTTGTCTGTCGTCATGTGAGACATAGCATTCAATTTTAAAATGAAACATGTGTCTATGTCTATCTGCTAGGAAATCTACTTCAGGAAATAATTCTGCTGCTAAGGGAAAGTTATGGCAAGCATCTACTGATAACTTGACCATTATTGTTGTTTTTAGTTCTTTCATACTTTAATATATAGATTATTTATACAAAATCAAAGAATTTTTTTGTATTGTTATTATTTGGCACTGAGCCCCAGCCTAATGCTGAGAAAAAGTCATCCAATTTATTTTTCAAGGAAGACTCAAAGATACCATTATAATCAACGTTTTCTTTAACTATAGATAATATCTCCAAAGGATCATTATAGCCCGTTAAAGCACAGGTTTCAATGCCTAATTGGTTGGGTTTTAGGTATGTCCATTTAATTTTATCGCCATCTTTAATAGGAGCCATATAATTAACTTTAAAATGCTCTAATAAATCGTTAAAGTTTGCTGCGGATTTAGCATGGGCTGTCATTCCTTTTGGTCTAGTTTTAAATATTGATCCTGTTTTCTTACAAGGATATTTACTTAATTCTTTAATACCGGAAGTAACCATAATATCATATATTTCTAAATTGGGCATCGAATCTTTCAATTCAAATATCTTATCTACAATTTCTTGCTTCTCTGCTTTATTAAGAATGTCAACTAATATACCAGACATAAATCCTCTAAATGCTTTTGGGAAAGATGATCTTACTACATCCAATCCTTTTACATCTAATTTATATTCCTTCTTACCATTAGTTATTTGAGATATAGATGTTCCTTTTTCAGATATAATTTTTTGAGCATATCGTTTCTTAGCAATCCACATAGCTGTTTCAGATACATATTCCTGCTTTGTTAAGAAATGATGTTCTTTACAATTAAATGCTAATAACGAAAATTCATCAAACGTAGAATTAATAAATGATTCACATGCTACCGCCAACTTAAATGTCATACCTGCACATTCTTCTTTCGTAAATATTTTACCTTGGGCTTTCTGTAATTTTCTTATTAAAGGCATTGCAGATAAGAAACAAGAATCTGTATCAACATATAATACATAATCAATACCTGACGTACCCATCTTATCATTAAGCCATTTATTTACTACATTTGTTTTATGCATAATAACTGCTTTACCACCTAAGGTTGTACCCTCTGCATTATCAATATCAAAGAATCTAAATCCTGCATTACCTAAAACACCATATAATGAGTTTGAGATAATTTTCATAGTTAATTGTCTTGCATCAAAGAATCTATACATCTTCTCATCACCACTTTCACCATATTTTTTTGCTAGCTGACGATATTCTGTTCTTTCTGAATCCCATTTCTCTAAAATAGAAGGAACTAATCCTTTTGCTTTAAGATCATATACAACTCCAACTGCTGATATAGAAAAATTATTAGATATTAAGAATTCTCTAAGCTCACCGCCTTTCCATGATTTATTTTTATATTTATAAACTTGGTCAGGATCATTTGACATAAACTTGTTATGATCCCAATTCTCAATCTTACATACTTTAGTTTCTGGAGAAATATTTATTGTTCTTTGACAACTAGGATATAGTGCCTTTAAATCCAAATCAAATACCCATTCATATAATCCTGGTTTAGGATCTTTTACAAATGCTCCTTCAAAAGCATTATCTCCTATAGGTTCATCATCATCATCTTTTTCTTCCCTTACAGGTTTATTAGTTGCGATAATTCCCAAACGAGATAAGTAAGTTAAACAGGCTCCGTCAAGATATCTAGTTGCTGCAAATACATCTTCATATGGAACATGTCCTTTATGAGCAATGTTTCTTGCAAGAGTAATAAAATCTAATTTATCATTAAGATCAACAATAAGCTGAACGTCATTAATGTTATACTCAATAAACTTATCTAAATCTGCTTTATATAAAGCATCTAAATTACCTTCATACTGAATCTTACCCCTGCCCAATTCCTTTTGAGAGATAAATTCCAAAGCATAAGAAGGTTCTTCATTATAAGTAAATGATCTATACAAATACATATAATCTAATGAAGTTATACCTGCAATATCAATCTTATCTTTCTTGTATGCTTTACTAACTACTCCAACTGGACTTAATTGCTTAGCAACACTTCCACCTAATAGCTTTTTAGCTCTGTTATAAACATAAGGAATATCAAATCCATCTATATTCCATCCAGTTAAGATATCGGGTTGAATCTTTAAATATAATTCATAGAATCTTTGTAATAATCCTGATTCTGATGAAAATACCTCTAAAGTATATTTTGAATTATGTCTGTCAGCTACCGTATTGGTTCTGTCAACTAATAATACGCTCCATTCTTTAGATTTATCATCATACAATGCAATTGAAGTAATTTCGTTTGAAGCGTCCCAAGGAGTAGAATAACCATCTCCTTTTGCAACCTCGATATCAAAATATAAAGTAGTTACATTTTCTGCAATATCATCTGTATCACCATAGTTATCGATTAAGGTTCTTACCTCTGCTTTAACATCCGATTCATAAATAATACCTCTTTGTTCGTCTGCAGCATCCCAAGTAAATACTTTCTCTACACGATTACCATCTAAAGCAGTAAACTTGCCATTAGGAGATTTGATATAAGCATATTTCTTATACTTAAAATTAAGACGACCTTTTTTATCGTCCCAAACAATTACTTCATTTTGTTCTCTGTTATAATATACATTCTTATACATTTATTTATTATTAAGGTATCCTATAAATTTATAAAACTCATCCCGGGTAGCATTATCTGTTTTAAATGCGCCAGTTAGTTTAGAAGTCATCATTGTCGAATCGTGCTGTATACCCCTTAAACAAGCGCATTGATGATTTGCTTGAATCATAACTGCAACACCTAAATTACCTTCACAAGTTCTATCTAAATACGCACTTATTTGTTCAGTTAAATTTTCTTGGACTTGAGGCATTCTGCAAAAATAATCAACTACTCTATTTAATTTACTTAATCCAATTACTTTACCATCTGGCGCAGGTAAATAAGCAACAAATGCTTTACCTACAAAAGGAAGTGCATGATGCGAACAAGTAGATTTTACATCTATATTGCCTTGAAACACCATACCATCATACTTATCTGTATTTGAAAATGCTGTAATTTTTGGGGGACCGCTATACATACTTTTATATAGATCATTGACAAATGATTTAGCTACGCGCATAGGTGTGTCTATCATATGCGGATCTTCTTTATAATCAAATCCTAGTGCGGTTAAAAATTTACCATACTCTACCGAAGCATTTACGATTACTTCTTCACGTTCTTTATCCGTGTATATTTTTTTTGTTTTCATATTAACGTTATTTGATTTTTTATTTCTATTAATTCTTTCGTATCTAACCAGAATATATAAACTTTTTCTGATAATTCCAAAGCCTTATTTATTTTTAAGGCATCTATATTATATGACTCTTTTTTAGTATATATATTTGATTTTAATGGGCATGATGACCCACTGGGATCTAATAACACTTCATTTAATCGATAATGCCACGGCCCATTAATTTCTATAATAATGTTAATTAAGTGCTTTGAATCTTTGGTTATTACTAAATCATAAGCTATAGACTTTTTTCTATTAGTTATAGGATTATATATTATCTGATAGTATTCATTCCCAGTAATACCACCGCCATCATAATAACATAGAGAATCATCAATATCATGAAGTTTTAGATATTCTTTGATGACTGATCTAGCTTGGTTGCTTTGACGACCATATATCTTAGATTGATATTTATTATTTTCTATATTATTAATGACAGTATTTCTTCTTCGTTCTTTTAAATCTTCATTATTAGCTGCAATAGACATATTTAATTTACGATCAATTGTATAATGCTCTGGCAATCCACATTTCTCACGACGTATATTAATTTGATTTATATCTTTCATTTGTTTTTTCGCAGCAATACTCCTATTTTTACGTAATAACTTTGCATTATCGATGCCATATAACTCCTCATAAGATTTGCCACGGGTTTTATCGCCTGATTTTTTATTTATTATCTCAGATTTAAAGCTAGCATTGGGAAATTTGGCCTTATACTCTATAGGAGTTAAGTTATGAGTTTTTAGATGCGTATTGCTCACATACGAAAATTCTTTATTACATATTAAACAAGTTGTTTTGCACATATCATATATCTATTTATAATAAATATGATGACAGCAAAAAAATGAAATCTTTCATGTTATTTAATTGTTTAAAATGGTAAATCATCGTCATCATATTTAGATGTAGTATATGAAGGTTCTTCTTCAATTTTGACATCTGTCGTTTCTTGCCAATTAGTTTCAATATGTATTGCATCTAAATCTAACGGTCTTCCTGAATCAATTGAAAGAAAATTAAGATATGCTGTAGTATATATTCCAGATACCTTTGAATATTCTTTAAGCTGAGAATTATACTTTATATAATATCCAGGAGTAATTACTGCATTGAATTTAAGATTCAAAATATCAGTTCTATTAAAATACTTTGTCAATAAATACTTTTCTATAGTGCTTTCAAATACACTTGCTGGAAGATAAAACGTTTGAGCAAGATCTTCAAACTTAATCATATATGATACATCTAAATTAGCATAAGTATTATTAGCTTTTGTTATCTTTCTAATATCTGAAATAACAAGATTCTTATGTGTGAATGGTATTTTAGTTTTCATATTATTTAGATGTTTTTAATAAGTGTTTACATAATTCGGACTCGTGCCAAATATTTAATTCAAATTCAGGATTATTAGCTACTATCCAAGCTTCTGTTCTTCTTCCTAAATCACTCTTCTCAACAATACCATAATTAGTGCTACCACTATAATACATATCTTTAATTGTATTATCTAATACTTCAATTGCTGAATCTACATCAAAAGGAACATACATTCTATTTGCCGGGACTTGCTCTGGAAATCCTCTAAAATTAGGATATACTACATCAATACCAAATGCCGTACCTTCTACTATTGTAAATGATACCCAATCTTGTAAAGACGAATTAAACATAATCATATTAGATGCCAATTCTTCATAATACTCTTCTTTAGAAAGACCTTCCATTAATTTAAATCTAGGTTCTTCTTTAGCATATGATCTAAAAGCATCCATTACGCCAGGAAGTGAACTTCTTAATACTTTTCCTGATGTAGTTATGTGCCATTCAAAATCCGGATTATTTTTTAAGAATACCTTTGCTACCTCAAGCATAAAGAATGGATTTTTTTCTTTATCTAATCTAGATGAAAACATAACCACATTCTTTTTAGCTTCACTTGCTTTTTCTTTCCAATTAGGAACTTTGCTTCTTATTTCTTCTTCCGAAACAGGCATTGATACAACATGTATTGGGCAAGTATAACCATCTTGACGCAAAAGATCTCTATGTAAAGTACTTCCTACAAACATACCACTTAAACGTGCATCTAGCCCCAATTCGTAATGTCTCATCCACTTTCTCATATCAAAGGTAAAATCATATTCATCAGAAGATTGAGCCCAATTACGAGCATAAAACTTAATATTTTTATAACCGTATAAATCTAAGGCGTAAAATAAGCTTTCAATACCAGGAGTCCAAAAGTCTTGCAAAAATACAATATCATTATCTTTTACGATATCTTTATTAAGCATATCTAAAAAGTTAGCACATTGGCTCATTGCATACTTACCTCTACCTACAGCATCTAATACTGCTCCGACTTTAATTTCCTGATCTTCATTAAATTCACCAGGAACATCGATAAAATTAATTTTATCACTTTGTAATGCGAATGCATCTGGCATCCATTTTGTACTTAGTTGATATGTATATCTAGCTTTGTATGGCTCTAGGCTAAAGTAGAATACGTTACATTTTTCATTCATTTCTTTCATAACATTAATATAAGTATTAATTTTCAAATTACCTAATTACCATTAATAATTCTGACTCTCTTAATATAAGATAAGATTTGCCATTCATTTTAATATCTTGTCCTTGATGATAAGGAGGGACTACTACTTTATCTCCTACTTTTACTGTCATAGGAATTGCTATACCACTTTGGGTATAAAGACCATCTCCTACAGCAACTACGGTTGTGTATTTAACATCTTCTGTTGCGGCTGTTTCTGGAATAAAGATTCCTGATTCCGTTTTCTTTTCTTCATGTTTTGGTGCAGCTTCTACTAACACTCTGTCGCCTAACGGCTTCGCTAATTGCGCATTTTCTTCGTTGTTTGTCATTTTATTATTGATTGTTAAAATTGTTATTTTTTAAATAAATAAAATCGCCTAAATCCTTTAGTCGGTTATATTTTCTTTTTGCATCTATCGTTTCTTCAATTGGCGCAATTGGGTAGTAATGGTCTTTATATTTATAAAGTAAATCATTGCCATGAATATTAGTATTATATGATATAAGGATATTTAAAAACATTCCATCTTTTTTAAATTTAAAGTTATATCGATTATCATCATACATACCAAGGTTTGTATTATAATTAAATGGTTCTAGTAATTGCAAATATTCTTCTTGTTTTAATGAAGGAAAAGATATAATAATATCTAAATCATCAGGCGTCCTGGGAATCTTTAATCCATGTAATTCTAATGCCATTGAACCTCCAATTCGGCAATTATTTCCTGTAGTAGCCAATTGATTTAGTTTATTTATAATTGGCTCAAATGTGTCTAAGTGTTTATTTAATAATTTCATTTTATTTAATTTTAGCTATATATAGTCCTGATTTACCCATAAATTTACTAGTATCCCAATAGTATCCAATACTATTTAATAAAGATTCATTACCATGTAATATAGAGGCGTAAATACTTAATTTCTTTTTAGATTCAATATCATTCTTACCAGCAGGTATTATGGTAACTACATCTGGATTATTTTGCTTAATCCATTCTAAGGTTGATTTAACTATTATTCCTAGTATATTGGCCAATGTATTATAATCTGTTTTATATTTTTGGATTGTAGAATCTTCAATATCAAATCCAATATTATAATATGTATTAGGATTGAATTTATTATATAGAATGGATCCTCGCTGAAACATTATTTCACTGCCATGACCAAATCTTTCTACTTTTACTCCGACATCTAAATCTTTAACTTTAAATCTAACATCTTGATCTAATTTTAAAGTAATGGGTGTCGAATTTTCAAAATCAATAGACTCTGCTAATTGATTATAGAGAGTGTTATATTTTATTTTATTAATACTCATAACTTATTTGTTTATTTATTTACTTAAATTTAATTTAGATTGTAACTCGTAAAATTTAGGAGCCGTCTTTTTTATATTTTTAATCTTACTAAATATATCATTAGGGTTTGCTATGAATATATTACTAGGAGTAAATTTATTATCTACTAATATAAATTCTTCTTCATCAAATTCAGATACAGCTCTCGTGAATTCGGTATTAAATAATAAGTTTGGATTGATTAAATCTATTTCTGATATAATAGGAAATGTGTTAGTACTAATTAATTTATTAATATCTTTAGAATTTACCTTACTAAAAAGTTCAGCTTGTTGATATGAATTACTAAAACTAAGATACCCGGCAGATCCTTTTGATTGTATAGTTATGTCTGGCGATTCAATAATATATACATTAAAGTTATAAAATTTAATATCACTTTCAAGTAATATGTCTATATCAATAGTCGTACCTCTATATGCTGACGAATATCTAGACATAGTTGGATCTAAAATATTTGGAAATTTTGATTTGAGCTGTAATAGTTTATTTAATACATCAACATCAATAGTCTTTTCAACATTATCTGAAAAATATTTATTTAATGCTTTTAAAAAAATCTTCTCGTCATTTGAATTTGGTTCTTTCTTTGAAATAAGTGATTTGATATGCTGTTTATTAACTATACTTTTATCATTAGGATCGCTAAACAAATAAGTACCATACTCAAATTCTTTTAATAAATCAATTAATTTAATCATAATTATATTTTATTATAAATATTATTTTATATTCATAACTTATTAACTTAAATGTTTACTTAAGTTGATTGCTGCTTGAGCACATTCTTCCATCGATTCAATAAGTTTAGATCCTTTTAATTTAAATGGTATATATCTACCAATACCATCACTTTTAATATCATCTACCCACCAAGTATCTCCTTCTAACTCAGCCTCAGCAATATCGTCATTATATTTTTTAACCCATTCTGACCACTGTTCTGATGTGTAATCTTCTTCTTTTGGTTCATAAGATTCATCAAATAATCTATCTCCGATTCGAAATATTTGAGCTCCTCTATGAGTGTAACCGCAATATCCTTCTAATTCATCATTTTCATTATATGCTTCAGCAACTCCAGAAGCGTACGGTTCATATACTTTTAGTTTATTTTTTTGATACCATTTAGCTCTATCAAAATCACCAATATATTTTCCATTAGGTGATATAAATGAGTTTTCTAATACACCATGAAAAATTATATCTGATTCATTCTTTGGTTTAATATTTGATTTAAATGCTTCGTCTGTACCTCTAACATCCCACCATTCATATTTCCCAATTTTTCCGTTAGTTGCTTTTTCTACAACGGCTATTTCTTCGAAGGTTGGTCCTTCATTTCCTTTTTTATTCATAACTTATACATTTAATGTTTTGTCCCACGCACTTATGTGCATTCTAGATAATGCTCTTACTTTATATTTCTTGGCCATTTCCATAATGAAATTGGTTCTTTCATGAAACTGAGTTTGCGAATCCATTCCTGGCATTACAACTACATTCTTAAAAGGTATGCTAAATGGTATGATAAAATCGCTGAATATTTCTTGGATATCTTCTTCATTACTTATTACAAATTTAAATTGATAATTATTATGTGACATTATTCGTTTAATTGCTTCTGGATTAATACGTTGTTTCTCAGTCATTCCTGAGTTTGCTAATTTAGGTGAGCAATTTATTTGGTTTAGCATTTGGAATAAAGCATCTTCAATTACTATTGTGCCGTTAGTTTCTATTTCATTAAATAAATTTAATTTAATGTAGTTATAGACATCTTCATCGGCAACTGCTGTTCCTTTTAGATTTTCTAATGTTTCATAATACACAACATCATATAGATAGTGGTGAAAATTAACAATAGCTTCTTGATGTGACTTAATTGTAGGTTCACCACCTGTCCAAATAACATGAATGGTACCACTTAATATATCATCATATATTCCTTGTTGTTTCCACTGATTAATTAGATATTGAAAGTCTTGCTCAACTCCTCTCCATAACCATTGTGATGTAGAATCACAGGTCCAAGTAGCTTTACCTTCTAATTCTAAATCACCTTTAAATATTTCACCATCATCTAGTAATTTTTCTTTTAGAATTTTATTTGCGAATGCTCTCGACATTCCGCAAGTTAAATTGCAATTTGCTAATCGTACAAAGTATGATGGAATACCAGTTGATATACCTTCTCCTTGTACGCTCATAAAGTCTGATGAAATCAGCATCTTATTTATTTTATTCATATTCTTTAAAATTTATATTTAATTTAATTAATTCTTCTCTAACTTCCAAATCATTTCTAGCATTAAATGAATACCTAAAAACTTTCCATCCTAACGATTTTAAGTATATATCACGATTTTTATCTCGTTCAATAGCTTCGGGAAATGAATGCCAATATATACCATCATATTCAAAATTTAGCATAAGGTCAGGAACTGCAATATCTAAATAATATTTTTTGCCGGGCGCTGCTATTTCATATTCTAATACTGCTGTAGGAAATTTTTCTTTTATAGTCTCATATAATAAACGCTGTCCTTTACTAACATTATTTCCAGTAAAGAATTTTCTGGGATTATTTTCCTTCCAAAGTTTTGAAGCTTGAGCCTTTTTAGATATTACTTTTTCAGGTGACATCCATTCCTCATATTTCATTCCTTTATATTTATTAGCACGACCTTTAGTTTTACCATGCGCTTTACCAGACTTCGTGTTATTTGTATACTTAATAATATCATCTTCAGTACCAAACTCTTTTAAAAGGACTCGAGCTGTAGGATGTGAGCATAATATTAATTTATCATCTTGCATTTTTTTTGATGTCAACCCTTCCCAAATTAAAGGTTTAATAATACTATTATAATATTGCTTTTTTTCTTCTGCAGTAAATTTTAATTTACGCCATTTCATGTCTTTTTTATATTCCATATTCTTTTAATATAAATATAGACAGTTTTACTTTTTACAACGTCCCTTGTACTGAATAGAAATCGCTTGATATTAATAATGTATTTTTCATATTCTTTAATCTATCGTTACTATATGTTTTTCTTGAACTCCTGATATTCCAGGAATGTTTGGAGTTACTTTATAAACTGAATTAAGGGTATATAATAAATCATATCCTTCACATTCTTCTTGTCTTTCAACTGTCGATGTATGAAACCATCTATCTGGTCCATCATGAACAAATAATGCTTGATATTTTATAGATGACTCTAAATTAATAGTAGCTCCTTTAATCTTATATCCTGGATTATATCCGTTAGGATGTTCGCCATCAAATTTTAAATCCTCCATCTTTTCTAAATCGAAAGATGTCAAGGCGTATTTATGAAACTTTATCATGCTTTTTAGTTTTAGTTACGAATTTTAATTCAGGTTCTTTAATTGTCTTAGCAGTTGCTTTAGGAACATATTTCCAATTTTGTAAAATCATCTTCTCAGCTACTACGTCTGATACTCTCCTCACTTCAAAAGTGTTTCTGTTTTGTATTGTTTTCATAATTATTCTATTTCTTTTAATAATGGTGTTAATGTATCATCTTCATAATAGTAAGCACTATTCTTAGCATTCTCCATAAATTTAACCTTTACTATTTTTACGCGACCGTTAGTTTCTTCTTTGACAAATACATTTAACTTTTCATAGATAAATTTTGCAAATTGTTCTGCTCCTGTAGCTGGTATTATTCTTAATTGGATAATACCTAGTTGGTCTAGTGTTTTAAATCTATCTAGTTTTGGGTCATCATTAGCTATAATTGTAGTATGATCAAACATATAATCCATCCATTCTTTAGGATTCATACCATCAATATTACCTTTAGCTCGCTTCATACCTCCAAAATCCCACACCCAATTTTTTTCATCTAAATCACCTTCAAATGTTACTTTAAATGATACTCCATAACCATGTAAGAATTTACAATGTGTGCCTTCTGCTTTCCATTGACGAAATACGCAGCTGTAACCGTCAAATACTTTTGTTGATTGAAATTTTCCCATATATTTTTATTTTTTATTAATATAATATCTTTATTTCATATTTCCTAATCTTATCTAAAATAAGAGTAAAAGAGCCTGCAGTTGGTATATTTTGCAGGCTCTTATTAATATGTATGTCGTAAATGTATTAACTTTCCATTTCTCTATAATAATGCGCTATTCGATCAAGTCTATCTTGTTCTTTATGTTTAGCTAGCTCAGCATCATTTGTAGCAGGGCGTCTATAAGGTGATATATAATTTGGATGACCATTGGTATGTTTATCTAATAAACCACCGGTTGAAACAAACTCTTCTGCTGGCATAATTTTCCATCCCGAATTTAATGCATGACTTCCGTATTTTGTTCCGCGATTTTTAAATGCCATTTCTGCTTCTTGCTTCGAAGGATACATACATATAGCATAATTCTTGTCTTTCATCACCCAATAACCAGCTAATTTAGGGTCTAATGGACTATTTTCCTTTAAAGACATTTTACGTTTTTCTTGCATAGTCGGAGCATTAAAGTTATTTATGGCAACTGCTAATTTTTTGAATTTTTCACTTATAAGGTTGAAGTCCATTTTATATATTATACGAGATAATTCTCGTAAAGCAATATCAATGCCTTTCCATTTAGCTTGCTGTTCCGGATTTAAATTTGCAAGACCTGACAACTCATACGTGTCAACTTGTGATTCTTCCATTGTTTCAAATATAGACTCATCATTAGTTTTTACTGCATTTTCTAATGCTTTTATATCTTCTATTGTTTCATCAACCATATAAGGTTCATATAACTTAAGTTTACCGGCTAAAGTATATATTGTCTTTAGTTTTTTGTAATCGATAGTATTAATTTCATTTTCTTTTAATACTTCTTTGATGCTCTCTTTTATAAGAGATTTTAATTGTGATATTTTCATGTTGTTGTTATTTTAATTTTTCAATCTCCATTGCTAACTTCTTTTGTAGAAGAACTAATGCCTGAGCATCATCGATATCCATTCCAAATTCCTTTGCCTTGTTTATGACAATATCATATTTTTTCTGGCCAGGAGAAAGCAAGTCATCGCTAAATATGTCTAAACTATTTAACAACTTGGTTTCTGCAGGAGTTCTCATAAAAAAAGATTTGATCTTGTCCATAAATGACTCTTCCATAACCGCCAGCTTAATCTCTTCACGGATTAATTTTCTAAATTCTGATATTTTCATGTTATCGTTTATTTTATATATATATATTATGCTTTACTTTTTCTTGTCGTAACTGCCGTTTCTAATTGCGTTCCTTTTATCCATAAATGATAACCTTTAAAATGAGCGATAGCATCTGATAATCTATTATTTTTACATCTAATTGAATTAAATACTGATTCAGAATCATTTAAATATAATGTTTTATTACTAGTTACAATTAATCCCCACCAATTAGCATCTTTAATTTTTGCTTCTAGTAATATATCAATATCATTGCAAAATTGAACTACTAAATTATGTAAATCTTTATCATTATTAGAATTTAACAACCGTTTAATTTGTAACGCTAATTTTGCAATAGGACGTGGTATAGATGGAGATTCTGATAATTTTAAGATTTCTTTTATATCTTTTTTTACTTCATCAGATTCAACTAAATCTAATGCTTTATTAATATCAAGTTTTGATAACTGCACAGGATTAATTGATATCGGCGTTAATAAATGACATAAACTTATAAATATACTTAATAATCTCGATGAATCATTATCTAAAGTCCCAAAATCAAAAGTTGAAGTTCCATAAGCCTTTAAAGATACTGTCTTACCATTAACTAATACATCAGGCGTGTCTCCTTTTGCTCCTATTACTAAACCTTTAAATACTATAGCAAACCATAATTCAGATTCATGCCCGTTATCAATTTTAACGGTGCGTTTTAAAATATCATATAATTCGCCTTCAGTATCTGATATTGTATATTCTCCTGATTTTAAAGATTTATTGGTTTCAGAAGTAATTAATTTTATTAAATCCCCTGATATATCATTTAATATAATTTTGTTATATAAAGCATCTAATCCAGATATACTTTGATTTTCTGATAAATATCTTTCTTTAATAAATGCTTCAAATGCTTCAGCTGATCTAAATGGGTCTTTATTACTTCTATCTCGACCAGGCTCAGCGCCTCTTGCATATTCCTGAGCTTTACCATTAAATATATCATTAACAGTTTTGGTAACTATCCTATTAGATTCGTCTTTTGTAAATCCTTGATCTAATATAAATGACTTCATATTATTAATAGTCTTTGATAAAATATTAGCATCTGATCCTTTTAGTAAAGGAAAGTCTATTATTGAAAATCTATTATTATTAATATCTGTTATAGCATTTGAAATAATATCATCAGCATCTTCTTCTGATACATCTTGCGCTACTATTGACTTACTCATTGAATTAAATAATTTTGATAACGTACGTATATCTTCCATTTCTAATTCTGGAAATCTTCCATTTAAGTAATTCCCTTGTATTATTACTTGATCTCCAGGAACAGATTTTCTTGCTTCACGAATCATACCAGAAATATCTTCTTTAGTAAGTGTAATGCGTTCTAATATGTTAGTTAATGATTTCATATCTTATATAATATATATATATCTAGTTAATTTTATTTACCGGTACTTCCAAATCCTTTGTGACCTCTTATTGAATCATTTAATTCATCTACTTCTACAAGTTCGATTTCTGGATAAGGTAATATTAATAATTGCCCTATACGATCCCCAACATTATATTTTACAGAAAAATCTCCGTTAATCTTATTAAATACAAATCGTATAGTTCCACGATAACCGCTATCAACTACTCCTACACTATTAGATAACTCTAAATCATAATTGCAAATTGATGATCTTGGGAATATTAATCCTACATGTTCTTCAGGTATTTCGATAGCCAATCCGGTATCGTATATAACTTGCGTTGTAGTATCTAATACAATACTTACTGCCGTTAAATCTAATCCAGCATCGCCTGGTTTTGAATACTTTGGTATAACGGCATTTTCATTAATCTTTTTTACTTTTATCTTCATTTTTGTTTATTTTATAAAGCCCGTACATATTAATTATAACAATAATAATACTCAGGGCAAGGTGACTATAATTACGTATGGATAGATCATATAATATCCACCCAATATCGCCAATTATCCATACGTATATAGCATATTTTAAGTTTCCAATACTATTTAATATAAATCCTATAATGATCATTATAGTGCATATCCATCCAAATAATTCCATACATAAATATAATATATTAATATCGTATTTCCTAATTTTATTTTATTTATTTATTTATACACCTTCAACAACACAACCATCTGCTCCACAAGCTATCTCTCCGCTATGATTAGTATTATCCATGATTTCAATTACGTTAGATAAATCAATATTTTCTAAGTTTTTTAGTAATTCATAATACTTTTCTTCGGTAATGTCTTCAAAAGGTGCTTGAATATATGTATGACCTGAATAAGGCAATACTGATAAACCATTATAATAATTTTTATTAGCCCACATCCATTCTCCTACTATTTCCCATTCATCATCTTTTACTGAAACGGTTGCTGAAATATTATGAGTGTTTTGTCCTGTTCTGTGGCCTGGTTCAACCCAATTTTGATAGAACCATTTAATACGCTCTAATAAATTTAATGAACTTTCTGTTCTTAGAATAGAACCTTCCGGTGCTTTTTGAGGAACGGAAATTACTGCTGTGTCATGTGGTCTGAAAAACTCATCTTCTAATAACTCTGGATGATTAATTAATAAATGCGTATATAACGATTCATTTTTACCAACGCGCATTCTTCTAATATAATAATCATTGTGCCAAGCATGTATTCCTGATGAAGTACCTAATACTAATGAAGAAGTCCCTGATGGTTTGATTGTGGTTGCCCTTGCTGCTTTATTGATTCCAATTAAATTAGCTACGCGCTCATTTTCTTCCATTACTATTTTAGCAGCTTCTTTCATATCATATTGCTGCGCTTTACCTGAACCTACTCCTGTAATACCTACTCCAATCAAAGCTTCTTTTTCTGTCGTTCTTTGCCATACTGGTCTTAAGTAATGGAAATCCGTATATCCTGCTTGTAATGTTCCTATAAATGCTGCAACTTTAACGCGTTCATTTAAATCTTCTTGAGATTCAATATTACTTACGTTAACTTCACATAAATTACAGAATTGGAATGGTCTTAATGCTATTTCGCAACAAGGATTCGTTCCCCAATCTTTATCGTTATTTAAATAAATTCCAGGCTCACCTGCTCCAGAAGCTTTAATTTTATCCCATAATGACATAAAAAACTCTTTAGTAACTTTATTACGTAATAAAACTGCTGAGTTATTAGCTCTTCCTCTTTGTGGATTAAGTTCCCACCAATTGCCTGTTTTAGACGAAATCATTTCATCATCGTCAGCACTAAATAATGAAATTAAAGCCGCTCTTCTAATACCACCTGCTAATACTGCATCCGCAATATGACAAACAATATCATGAGTCTCAATAGAAGATAATTTAGACCCGTCTACTTTGCTATCTAAAATGCCTTGAATCTTAACGATACATTCTTTTAATGGTTGAGGGCCTGGTGCTTTACCTCCTGATGTAACCAACATTGCTCCTTTTGGTCTGATGTCAGAAAAATCAAATAAAATATTAGAACCTCCTTCAAAATAAGATTTCATTAATACTTTAATTGCATCTGCCCAACCTTCAATTGAATCGCCAATTAAAAATCTTCTGTGCTTATCTTTTTTGGGTGTTCTTATCTCAGGTAATTTATCTACGTGATGTTTTTGAACTGAATAACCAACTCCTGTACCACCTAGTAATAAAAACATAGTTTCTCCAAAAGCTCTATAATCATCTATTGGAAGATAAGCGCAATTGTAAACTCTGTTTGGTGATAACTCTATGGATTTGCCTCCAAATTGTAAACTTCTCATTGATGGAAGCACTTTTCTATCTAATACCATTTGATATGCAAGATTAATTTCTTCTTCCATACTAGGGTATTTTTTGATGTGCATTTCCTTGTTTCGGGTAACGATTTCTTCCCATTTTTCTCTTCTTTGAATATCTTGTTGATATTTCGCGTATTTGCTGTAGACTGTAATGTCGGAGAGTATCTTGTTTGATATGTCCATTGTTTTGTTGTTAGTTAGTTTTTAATTTTTTGTGAAAAGGAGTATTCCATAACGACCCTTATTAGGTATTTATAATTATTGTTTACTTATGGTTTTATCCCATAGAATCTCCTAAAAGTTCAGAATATTTATTAGCTAAAGATTTTCGTGTTATCGTATCTTCATCCATATCTGTTCTTGTCTCTCTTCCCTTGATAGAAGTTTCTTGATACATATCAATTCTTCCATTAGACATATTAAGTTTTGTTGGCAAAGTTAATCCGTCAGGTCCAAATCTATTCTTAATAAAATGGACTCTTCCTGTTCCGGCTATCTTATCTGTTGTCTTTCTTGCTAATGAAATAATAACATCTCCAATCATAATCTTGCTAAAAGAAGAAGCTACTTGATCTGATGTAATAATGTCTGATTCAACTGAACTTCTATTTGCTTGAGATGCTGTAACTAATGGTATTTGATATTCACCTGCCAATCCTCTTAAATCTTCGTATGTAGTTTCTAGCTCTTCATGAAGCTTCTCTTTTGATTTAGCTGATCTTAATAAATCTGCATAATCTACAATAACGATATCTGGTTTTATTCCTTGCATTAATATTTTATCTAAATGCGCCTTTAAGGTTGTTACTGATGCGGTTTTTGTTGGAAAATACTTTAATATTAATTGACCTGTTAATTTTCCTAATTCATGCTCTACCTCATCTAAGTTATATTTTAAGTTCGCAGTAGCTATTCCTGTAACTACCGAATCATATCTTTGAGCTACATAAGGCTCTGATAATTCCATTGTATAATGCACTACCGTCTTACCTTGTCTTAATAAATGAGCTCCAACATTAATCATCGCAGTAGATTTACCTGCTCCAGGTCCTGCTACAAATATAATAAGCTCTCCTTTACCAATACCACCATCAACTAATTCATTAAAAGCAGTCCAGGGAGTTGCGAGAGTTAATCTAGATGATGTTTCATATCTTTGTTTAACATCCTTTAAATAATCCATTCCAATATCTTGATTGGCTCCTGCTTTCATAGCATTATCAATCTTTTTCTTAATATTGTCATATTCTCCAGATTGTAATAATTCTACTGATTCAATAATAGCAGTCTTAATACATTGGTTCTTACAGAAATTAATACATTCAGATTTAACAAACTCTAAATCCTCGGCTTCAACATATCTTAATATATCTTTTAAAGATTCTACAATAGACATTTTTAAAGGTTCATTAGTTAATTCTAAGGCCTTTACTTTAAATACTTCTAAGGTAGGGACTGTCTTATACTCTGGAAAATATTTCATTATTACATTTACAATCCAGGTATTGGCTTCAGAATCAAAATATTCAGGAATAAGTATATCATATATTTGTTGAAGAAATAACTTATCCTTTAATAATGCTGCTATAATTTTTAATTGAAAGGTTTTTCCGTATTGAGTAAATTTGTCTTGATTCATATCTTAATATATAATTTTATTTTCTAAAGATCAAGAGTTATTATTAGTTCCTAGCGCAAATAAATTTAGTTGACTGAAATAATTTAAAAATGCTACAGGATCTTTAATATAAGTGTAGCCCTTATCTAATGTTAAAATTTGTAAGAATTCATTTTTATTGATTGTAGATACAGAATCTCTAAACTTATCTTGCAAAAATAATTTATGCGCTCCTGATATATCAACATCATGTAACTGCATTAACTTATAGTTTCGTATAATTGCTTCCTTATGATCTAAAATCTTCTTGTATACTTTATTATCGGCATTGGCTTCACAATAATCTAAAAACTCTTGCAAACCAACAATCCTATTTTCTTGTAGTATAGCCAGTTTTTCTGCGGTCTTAGGCCCGATTCCTGGTATGCCGGGTATATTGTCGGATGAGTCTCCTATAAAGACCTTATACAAATGATAATTCTCTGCAGGGACTCCAAATCTTTCTTTCATTTCCGGCAGTTTATACATCTTTTTCTCAACGGGTCTGTATACTGATACTTTATCGTTTATTAGTTGTAAGAAATCCTTATCATCTGAAACCAATATAATATTATTACTTACCTTAGGTAATACTGATGTCGTTAAATATGATACCATATCATCTGCTTCAATATGATCTAAAGAAACTACTAATACTGGTAAGCATCTTAGGTATTGAACTAATCGCATAAATTGATGTTGCATTGACTTTGCTTCATCTTCTGCGTTTTCAAATATTTCAGCCCTATTAAATGATTTAGGGTTTAATCTATTTCCTTTATAGTCGCTGAAAATATCTCTTCTTTTTTGCGAACCGCCTTTACCATCAAAGGTAATAATTACCCGGGTAGGTTTAAATGTCTTAATATAAGAGCCCAAAGATCTCAAGAATCCTAATGATCCTCCTAAGTGCTCTCCATTTTCATTTAAACTTGGATTTGCCATGAAACAGCGAAGATAAAAATTAGTGCCGTCAATTAACATAATCCTGGAATTAATATTAACTGAATCGGCACTATCTTTCTCTTGCTGAATTTCTTTTAATAATTCGATATATTTATTCAGCATACATAACTTATTTTAATTCATTGGGTATTGATGAAGCTCTTCTGGCTTCTTGTCTGTATCTTCTGATATAACACATTCTGTAGTCATAATCATTGATGCAGCACTTGCAGCATTTTGTAAAGCAACTCTTGTTACTTTGGTAGGGTCAATAATACCTGCTTCGTACATATTAACATATTTATTAGTCTTAGCATTATAACCAGAGTCTGTATCCATACTTATAATCTTATCATAAATAACATCTGGTTTACCACCACCATTAGAAATAATAGTACGGAATGGTTCTCCAATTGCTTTCTTAATAATACGAATACCTAATCTTTCATCTTCGTTAAGATCTAAATTATTATCTAATAATGTATCTAGCTCTTTTATTGATCTGATTAAAGCTACTCCACCACCTGGAACAATTCCTTCTTCTATTGCTGCACGGGTAGCTGCTAAAGCATCATCTACACGATCTTTCTTTTCTTTCATTTCTAATTCAGTAACCGCGCCAATATAAAGAATTGCAACGCCGCCAGCTAATTTAGCTAATCGCTCTTGTAATTTTTCTTTATCGTAATCGCTTTTACAATTATCGATCTGAACTTTAATTTCTTTTATTCTAGTAATGATAGCTTCTTTATCTCCAAATCCATTAACAATAGTCGTAGTATCTTTATCAACAATAACTTTTTCTGCTCTTCCAAGCATATCAATAGTAGCCGTCTCTAATTTAAAGCCTCTTTCTTCGCTAATTACAGTTCCCCCTGTCAAGATAGCAATATCCTCTAACATTGCTTTTTTCTTTTCACCAAAGCCCGGGGCTTTAACTGCTGCAATTTGAAATACTCCTCTAGCTTTATTTACAACTAATGTAGCTAATGCTTCTCCATCAACATCTTCAGCAATAATTACTAAAGGTTGTCTGGTCTTCATTACTTGTTCTAAGATAGGCAATAAATCTTTCATATTACTTACCCTTTTATCATAAATTAAAATGTAAGGGGATTCTAATACTGCATCGCCTTTTTCAGGATTAGTAATAAAATAAGGAGATAAATAACCTCTATCAAATTGCATACCTTCAACAACCTTTACTTCTGTATCAGTTCCTTTAGCTTCTTCGACTGTAATTACTCCTTCTTTACCAACCTTTGCCATTGCATTAGAAATTAAGATTCCAATTACTTCATCGTTATTAGCACTAATGGTTGCAACTTGCTGAATCTTATTATTATCGTCTCCTACGTTTTGTGATTGATCCTTTAAGCTTTGAACTACTGTATCTACTGCTTTATCAATTCCACGTTTCAAATCCATTGGATTAGCACCTGCTGCTACATTCTTTAATCCAAGAAAAATAATTTCTGATGCTAATACCGTTGCGGTGGTTGTTCCATCTCCAGCAATATTAGCTGTATTAGAAGCAACCTCTTTAATCATTTGGGCACCCATATTTTCCATTGGGTCTTTTAATTCAATTTCCTTTGCGACAGAAACCCCATCCTTAGTTATAGACGGCGCTCCAAACTTCTTACCAATAACCACATTACGGCCTTTCGGCCCTAATGTAACGGCTACTGCTTGACTAAGTTTTTTAACTCCCGTATATAATCTTTGACGTGAATCGTCACCGAAATATATGCTTTTACTCATAACTTATTGTTTTTTTGTTTTATTTAAAAATCGTCTCCACCATCGGGACTTGTAACTAATTGTAATTCTTCATCTGGATTAGAAGGATCATACTTCATAATATATTCGCTGCAAAGTCTTTCATATACCTGTTTCTTTAGTGCAGGATTTTCTTTAAACTTTGTCAATATATTAGCAGACGTAAAAATTACTTCTTCTCCTGTTTCTTGATCTACGTAATCGTAATATGCTCCGCGCTTCTTAACTAACTTATGCTTTACTAATTCGTCAATCCAACTTGGCGCTGAATCAATGCCCGAATCAAAATAAATATCATATTCTACTTCTCTGCTCGGTGGTCCTAAACGATTCTTTTTAAGTTTTAATTTTGTTCTTGCTCCTACTACCGTCCCGTCTGACTTTTTAATCATACCTAAATTGTAAAGTTGCAATCTTACAGAAGCATGGAATCCAACTGCTTTACCTCCTGATGTTTGAGTCTTTTCTCCAAACCCCATAACTCCAACTTTATCACGTAATTGATTAGTTAAAACTAAGCAGATCTTTTGACGACCAATCATATTAGTAATTTTACGCATTGCTTTTGATAATACAATAGCTTTGGTAGTTGCAAATCCATCTTTTTCATAATCAGCTGCTTGTTCTACTTTTGTAGTTGCACCCATAATAGAATCAATTGCAATACACACTAATCTATCTTTATCAGATATGCGAACTTTTTCAATGATAGTTTCAATAACTGCAAATGCATCTTCTATTGTTTCAATAGGAGCATAAATCATTTTACTTAAATCCATACCCAACATTTCAAAGAATTCATTTGCTACTGCATTTTCAGTATCAATATAAATTGCTAATCCACCTTTACGTTGACATTGAGCTAAAATACTAGCAGTTAATAAAGACTTACCTGCTGCGGTTTCACCCATTATCTCTATAATACGTCCTACTGGTAATCCACCATAAGGTCTATTTGAAATAGCTAAATCTACAATATCATTGCCTGTAGAAATCCAATCTGTAACATTACTAGGAGAATCAACATCTTTATCTAAAAAGAATGCTACCTTTTGATTTGTTTCTTTGAATTTTGCATTTAATGTACTTGCTAGTACTGACGCTAAATCTTCTTGGATGTCATCTGCTCCAAGTCCTTCACTTTTCTTTTTTGCCATAATGCTTTATTATTATAGTAAAATAAGAAGAGTATATCAAATACCCTCCTTATTTACTTTTGTTGTTAATTAAACAAGCTATCGAATGCGCTTGATATATCTTCTACCGATTTAGTTTCGGCGGGCTTTGTAGGAGTTGATACTTTAGTGGCTGTACCAGATTGAGCAGGTGCTGCGTCTGTTGCCATTCCTTCTGTATCACGATTTAACCAATTTGTTAAAGCTATCTTTAAATCTTCGTAAGAAGGTTCTTTAAAAATCTCTAATAAATTCTTTTGACCTGTAGCTATTTTTTTGATAATTTCTTTATCTGTAGAAACTGGAGTTTGATTTGGTTTAATACGGATTGATGTTTCAGGGAAGTCTTTTCCTGTTTGTTCTTTAGTTTTGAACTCTACTGTAATATCTCTTCCAGAAACTGGATCTGAAATATCACCATAATCAGGATCAGCAATAAATGCTAATAATTCAGCATATACTGTCTTACCAAATCCCCAAAATTTAACTCCTTCTGACTCTTTACCACGAACGATAATAGGTGCATAACATCTCATTTTAGGTTCAATTTTCTTTCCTAATTTCCAATCTTCTTTTTTACCTGTTGATTGAAGCTTTTCTGAAAACTCTACTACTGGATCTGCCTTACCAAATGTCGATGGTGATAAGTATTGTTTGTTACCGAATTCATAATGAAAATAAAGTTCATTAAATGGATTCTCCGTATTGAATTGATACGGTACGATTCTGATTACTTGGGTACCTTCTGGTTTCCAAAGATTTTCTTGTTTTTCACTTTTACCAGTGTTCTTTTGCAAATCTACGAGCTTCGCTCTAATGCTGTCTAAATTAATTGCCATAATTGTTTTTCTCTTGTTTTTTATTTAGTATCTACCCGATATCTAATTTCTTTATCTAATATAATATTATCTTTCGTATTATCCTAATTTTTTCTTTTTTATTTTTTAGTCCCTATATAAACATTAGGATATTTATATCCTTTAGGGAACATAGTTAGTAATTGTATTGTCCTATGCCACCCTTCTACTAATTCATATTTACTGCCATCTTTAAATAAAATTATTGGTTCTTTTGGTAAACCATTCTTTAATATAAGATCTTTTTGAGTATTATGTCTATTTATATCATTAGGAACCTCATATGGATTTTTAGAACCACCTTCCCGTTCTTTTAATCGTTTAATGGTGTCGTTATTAAAGATATTATAATTTATAGGAAAATTTGTTTTTAATTCCCATTTTATATTTGAATATTCTTTAATCATATCAAACACTTCTTCTCTTGTAGAATTTTTTAAATTACTATAAAAAAAATCTTTTATTATATAATCTGGAGCATTTGGTAATTTATCTTTAAGATAATTCAGTAATGGATTTCTAGTTTCTAATATCTTTTCTAATTCTTCCCGTATTAACTTTTTTATATTCATATTAAAATAGATTTTTTTATTTTATATATACAATCTTGTATATTTGTAATTGATGTATTACTAATTGGCCATCAGTTACTAGTAACGCGCTATTGGAATAATCATCCCAATTAATTTTATATCCTTTATCCAATATATTATTATTAAGTGATTTTATTAAATGGTTTAATCCATTAATAGTATATAATACATTATTTTCTTTTCTTCTATGTATAGATATTGTATTATCTAGTAGGTTACTAAGGTTACCGGATTCTATGTTATATGTGCAAGCTAGCTCTGGATTTTCGCTTAACTGAAGAATAAAAATCTTCCCATTAAGGATATCATAATTAGTTGAAATATCATTAATTACTGATTGAAGATTATCTTCTATAGTAAATGTGCAAAGTAGTCGTATCACTGATTATAGATTATTTAATATAAATATCTATAACGTTAGATTATAAATATATATCTCCTTTGACGCCAGGTAGCATTTGTCTTAATTGGTCTTTTGTATATTTTCTGGATAATGGAGTACTATATAAATAAAGATCTCTCCCTACATTTAAATTATCTGGTAGCGACGTTATTTTAGACTTAGTTAAATTAAGAGTCCCCCCAACTTTTAAATTATCAGGTAAAGTCGTTATTTTAGTATTTATTAAATAAAGATCTCTTCCTACATTTAAATTATCTGGCAATTTTATTATTGGAGTATTAGTTAAAATAAGAGTACCTCTAACTGTTAAATTATCAGGAAGTGATGTTATTGGAGTATAAGCTAAATTAAGAGTATCTCCAACTGTTAAATTATTAGGGAATGATGTTAGTTTAGTATTTGTTAAATCAAGATCTCCTTTAACAACTAAATTATCGGGGAGTGATGTTATTTTAGTATTATTTAAATAAAGACCGCCTTTAATTATTAAATCATCAGGAGTTATAGTTTCTGGCGCATTAAGTAACTTAACTTCAAGAGGAGTTTTATATCCTTCTTTATCTTCTATAAATTTGAATAAGTTGTAGATGCTTGTCATTTAACTATTTAATATAAATATCTATAACGTTACATTCTTCAATAATTGATAATCATAACCTGCTTGAACTTTTACTGGATACTTCCCATTACATTCTAATATGTCTTGGCATTTCTTAATATATTTACCGCCATCATCTTTGTGGAAGTCGATCAATAAGGAATCATAGGTATATAGTATTAGCTTACTCTTATATCCTTCATTAAAGCTCGTCAAAGTATCTAATATCGCCAACGTTTCTTCCATCTCTAATGATTGAATAAGATAGTTAAGAAGTTTCTGCGAATTCATCTCACTAAAGAAAGTATTTTTTAATGTCCTTTTATATATTGGCGTTTCTAGGTATCTTTGATCTTTATATAGTTTCCAATTAGTTTTAGTAAAATCATCTACTAATTTAAAAAAAGGTATTTCTAAAAATTCTTTTTCAATACCACCATATAATAATTTAAAGGTTATTCCTTTACTTTGATCATATTCTTCTGGAGTTAATATATCTTTTCCAAAATATTGTCTTCCAAAATACTCATGCATATTTATTTTACCTGGAAAATCATAATTTAATAATTCTCCTAATAATCTAATATGGTATGCATCATAATCAAATTGTAATAAGAATCCATCACTTCCAAATCTAGATTTAAATGATTTTCTTACTCCTGATTCTTTATTTAAAGCCGCATAATTTACTGAATCAAATCTATTTGAAGGTCTTCCTGTTGTTGTATAAGGATTATATTCAGAATAAACAAAATCATTAGTTATTGTTACATTTGGAAATGTTTCTTTTAATATATCAGAATTAACATATAATCCATTTACTTCTATTTTATTAAGAGTCTTTATTGCTGTATTATATTTTATAAATGCTTCAGTTATATTAAATGTCTTAAATAATTCTTTATGCTCTTTTATTATATCGCCAAACTTTTCATGCTGCTTAACGATTGGTATAAGATGATTAAGATCTTTAAGATTACTGTATTTTTGATTAAAATATTCGTGAACGGGAGTATTATATTCCTCTAAATCTATTGACTTGTTCGTAGTAAAATATATTACAAGATTAGCATCATACATATGAGCGCAAGTAACTTTAGATAATATATACTTAAGATTTAAAACAAAGCATTCTTTACTAGCACATAATAGTTTAGTTAATAATGATTCGTTAATAGAAAGAGCTTCGGAATGATTAAAACTTACTATACATTCTTTGTCTGTTGTAAGATCATATAAATATAATAAAGAAATGCTATTTACTTGATAATGCAGAAATGGATCTTTCAGTATTGGTGCTACAAAGATACGATGATCTTCGATTTCACTTATCAAGTCAAATAATTCAATTTCGGTTTCTACAATGGGTAGCATACCAGAAATATATAAAATAAATTTGATATAACCTAATTTTTAGTGAAAAAAGATTATCCTTTATATAATTCTGTGTAGTTTTGAAGATATTTTATAAGTCCGGGTAATTCTTCGTTATACTTTCTTGTAATTTTAAAGTTCGTAGATTCTACATCTTTCATATTACCTGTTAATTTCCAAGGTAAAGAAGTCTTCATATATAAATAAGGATCTATTTGACTTCCTATTTGACCCCATTGAGCATTGTCTATCTCAATAATTTTGGCATCTACATTATTAGATTTTCTTATAAAGTATCTTGTAACATATCCTTGATTATAATCTTGTTTTGACGGGACAGGATAATATTGTTGAGGAGAAATATATTCTTTTACATTAGTCTTAGTTAAAGTATCATACTTAAATAATATGCGGGGCTGATATTTGATTAAATATTCTGAGGTAGCTTGATTATAATCAAAGCCCGTCATTACCATACCATCTTTATAAGTATGATAAAATCCTTTAAATTCAGTACCATTTCTTAACATCCATTCTTTTCCTGATGTTTTAAGGCCTGTAGTTATTTGGTCTTGGGGATAATATATTTTAGGTCTGTTAGCCATTATTTTTTTACTTCTTTTACCCTATATATAGCTTCTAATTCAGTAGTCCAATCATTATTTTGTATAGTATGCGTAATTGTTTTAACTGTCCAATATACTCTATCATCTCTATATTGTTTAGGTAGCCAATTAGTAGTAATAGCATTTCCATATAAAAATCCATTTATGCCATCTAACGTCACTTTATATGAAATTGGAAATACAGCCGTTTTTAAATCCATTATGTTATTTATTGATATTACTGAACCATTAGAATTTAATGTTAATGACGATTCTATAGATGCTAATCTTCTGTATATATTTCTTATATTTGTTCTCCATTGATTTATTGTAGAAGTTATTGTTGTATCTGAGCCTACTAGGTTCGTAAGATAATCAGTATTTGATTTGAGTAAATCATCTAATAGTATTTTTTTTTGATCATTTGAGCTTTTAACATCTATTTGTTCTTCTTCGCCATAACTTAAACCTGCCCTGGTATACGTTGCTACTTCTGTTACTATCGCATCTGGAATTTTAGATTCTATATTCATAGCACGTACTACTGAATTTTTAGTCATCATAGGTATAGAAAATGGGGTTATGCTTGTCGATGCATTATCTGGATCTCCGTTTTTATTTTGTATTAATATACTTACTATATTACCGTCACTATCTCTATTGGGTACGAAGACTAAATCTATTATACCGCCCGTTTCAGTTTCTAATTGAGCGAACAATAAATTTAAAAATGATGTTATTTTTTTATTTTGTACGTTTTTATTTCCGCTAATAATTTGCTGTAATTCGTCTACAATAAATTGTACGTTTACTAAAACTAAGTTTTGTAATGCAATAGACTTACCACTTAATTGTGAACTAAATGATTCTGATGAATCTCTTAACGATAATACTGATTGAAACTCTGATCCTGGAGCTCCATTTCTTTGAGTAGTAAATGCAAATTTTGACGAATCTGCAGGGCCTGTTTGGAGAAATCTTTCATTTAGTCCAGTACCCACACATATATTAACGCCATCTTGCAAAAACTCATATGTTGGTAATCCTCGTTTAGATACTGCATTAATTTTAGAATTAATTAATTCAACTAAATTTCCTAGGGTAATATATGCCATAGGCGTATACTCAGATATAAGTTCTTTATTACCATTAAATGCTGGAAAAAATTGAGAAGGTAGTTTATAAATATAAAATATAGGTCCTTCTTTTTTATCTGGGTTATATGGATATGTACTATTACTTTTTGCACTTACGGGTATTGCTTGAGATGCGTATATTTTCTTTACTGGATTTTCACCGCCATTAATTTGTTCTCCCATAGTATAAAAATCGCCAACTTGATCTACAACACTACGAAATAATTCTAATAATCCATAGACTTTATAATTTGAAGGATCAGGTGTAGTATTTTCTGCATCCTTAGCATCGACATTAAATCCGTAAGTCATAGCCGAAGGCCCAAATGCATGTAAAGTACATTGCCAACTACCATCTGTATTAGCTGCAAATGAAAAATTAAAAACAGTGCCTGTTATATTACCAGTATTAACATTAAGTTTTTCGTTTACTGTCCATCCCCATTCTAATCCTATATCTACGCCCGGACGAAGAAAGTTATTCATATACCTATCTAATTCGTCTTTATCAAATACCGTAAAATTAACAATAATTCGTAAAATAGATCCATATGTACCCTCAACTCCTATTGTAGCTGAAGTAAGGACGGCGCCTCGCAAAGTGCCTGTAGAATTTGTATAATTGGGGCCATATAAATCTAAAATAGGCGCGTTAGGAGTAGTTATTCTAGTTATAACTTCTGATGATTTTTCTATCGTAACTGGCTTAGATGCTATTGCGTTTGCTTGGTAATCTCCTACTGTAGCAGATCTCCAATCTGGTCTTATTGGTTTAGTAGTAGTTAGTGCAGGAGTAAGAGGCGGTACAGTAGAGGCTGGAGAATTATATGCAACTGATTTAGGAGTTACTTTTAATGCAGTTAAAATCATATACGCAGTCTTTTGATAGTTCCATGCTAATGCATCATTGCTAACATGACCAGATGGCCAATATAATTTCTCTCTTCGATATATCTCATCTTTAACGTCTTGAGTAACGTTATTATAAAATTGGTAATTTAAAGGCATAACTATTTATTTTATCTTTGAGAATTAAATCTGCTAATTTGAATAATATAATCTCTATATTTTGTTGGGTCTGGTATACGTATTTGTATTCCTGCTTCGACATTTAAAGTTCCTTGCCCTAAATTATTAGCAGTAGCAATTATTGGCCATCCTGTAGAATCATTATAAAATTGGTTTGCTAATAAATCTAATCTATCAGAAGGGTCAGTAATAACATATACATCATTATCTGATTTATCAATATATGGTATAAACGTAGTTTTAAACTTACGTCTTCCATTTTGATCTTTAATAATTAAAAGGTCTTGATATCTATTCATATATTAATAAATATCAGGGATAAGGTATTATCCTTCTGTTTGTACGTTATAGTTAGCAAATTGACGTCTTCCTCTCAATCCTTCATTTCCTAACGGATATAAATTACCTTTATTATAATGATTTGATTCAGTGATTCCAGCAGGTTTAGATATTTTATCAGATTTATTAGATGTACTTTCAGGTCTTACCTCTCCAAATATTTGCATTGATACTTGAACGGATACTGTCATAGGTAATTCTCCAACATTATTAATTGTTGCCCCAGGTCCATATATGTCAGAATCTCCTAAATTAATCTCCCATGGAGTATCATTATCAACTGTATATGATAAAGATTTAATAAATGCCGGAGTATTTATAAACCAATTACCTAAAGTAAATTTAATTAATGGGCCTTTCATTTTATAGGTATTGTTATATTCTGGTAATGTAGTTTTTGCTAATCGTTCTAATTGATCCCACATTAACATTAAATCTCCTCTCGATAATGCAGCAGCTTTAAACGATATACTTACATTACGACTAAATCCTTGATAAATATAAGGACTATCCGCTCTTCCTAATATTTTTACTTCTTGCCATTCGGGGTTAAAATCTTCAGATACGTTTTCTATGTAAGCTCTAAATCTAAATCTTTCATTAGTATTTAAATCATGAAACATGAATTTTATAAAGTCAGTTACTTCTTCGTCAGTCTTTTGATTTATTTGCCAAATAGGGTCAATCATACCAAAGTCTTTCTTGTATACTTTCATAAAATCTCCTTCTAAAGGATTTTTTAAGTCTTTACCGCGCTTACCATAATCTGGTACTCTAAGTTTTTTTCTTATATGCTGACTAGAAACTGTATAATCTTGAATAGTCGACCCGTTAAATTTTCCCAGGGTAGGAATCCATTTTACTTTTCTAGCATCGTCATTAAGAAGAAAGTTAGTAACTTCGGTAGTATTTAATTTTGAATTAGTTGCTCTTACTTTAATAAACCCATATCCTAAAGTATAATAATTAGTGTCTGCATTTTTTGCTTTGTTATATATTGGATAACGTTCTATACCAGTTTTTGAAAAATTAAATATACCTATTGGCGCACGAGACGTTACGGATAAATTTTGTAATTTATCATATAAATCATTATTATATTTCGTGATATCACTTAAGGTAGGCGAAGCTTGGGGTTGGCCTGCAGATGTTTGATTATATACAGTCGATGAACTATTAATATCTATTTTAGTTTTAGCTTGAGTTTTATAACTTAAATTATCTCTACTATTAACAACTCTTCTAATAGTTGTCAATCCAATACCATATACTGACTGAGGCCCTCCTAAATCTTGACTTATAAAAAGATCGCCAGTCTTTAATCTTTCTTGTAGTTTATATAGTCGATTATCTTTAACTTGTTGTGAAGTCGGGCTAGACATTAATTTAACGCCTCTTCCATCAGATATACTGCCCGGATTTTTAAAAAATACACTTGAGTATGTTGTTCTAGGAACAAATGGTACTGCATCTTTTCTAAATCTAATACCTAAATGCTGTGTAGCAGTATTAGCTAATGAACTTATTAATGTTAATGCTCCATTACCTGCTCTTGCCCCTACAAAAGGATCTGCTTCTGTAATTGGTGCTGCTGCTTGTAATCCAGCTTGCTTAACTATAAATAATAATCCTCTAGGAGAAGCCATCCATTTTCCAATACGTAATGTATCAAATATAGCTCGCTCTGTAGAACCAACTATACCACCTCTTATTAATCCGTCATCAAAATTATTTTTAAA